AAAAGATGCTAACTTCCTATGTCATAGAGTACCTATGACTAGAAGTCAGTTAATAGAAATGGGTTATGATTATGATGCTGTTTATAATTTACCATCAGAAAACAAAGAACAATATAACTCTGAGAGATCTACAAGATATAGAAACATAGATGATGACTATGATAGAACTGTAGGAGATGAATCTACAGAAGAAATAATTATTTATGAATCATATATCAAAGTAGATATGGATGGTGATGGTATAGCTGAGATGAGAAAGATCACAAGTGCAGGTGATACAGGTTATACAATATTAGATAATGTTGCTGTTGATGCCCATCCTTTCTGTTCAGTAACACCAATAATTGTACCACACAGATTCTATGGTAGATCAGTATCTGAACTTGTAGAAGATATACAGTTAATTAAATCTACTGTGTTAAGACAAGTATTAGATAATATGTATCTAACTAATAATAACAGAGTTGCTGTTATGGATGGTCAAGTTAATCTTGATGATCTATTAACAAACAGACCTGGAGGAATAGTTAGAACTAAAGCTGCACCTGGACAAGTTATGATGCCTATGCAGAACCAACCATTAAGTAATCAGGCATTTCCACTACTTACATATTTAGATACTGTAAAAGAAGAACGAAGTGGTATTACTAAATATAATCAAGGTATGGATACAGATACTTTGAATAAAACTGCATCAGGTATTAATACAATACTATCTCAATCTCAAATGAGAATGGAACTTATTGCTAGAGTATTTGCAGAAACAGGTGTGAAAGATATGTTCAAAAAAATATTTGAACTTATAGTTAAGTACCAAGATAAAGAACGCATAGTAAAAATTAGAAATAATTTTGTACCTATGAATCCTATGGAATGGAAAGATCGTTGTAATATAACTATCAATGTTGGATTAGGTACAGGATCAAGAGATCAACAGTTACAAATATTAAATGCAATACTTGGAAGACAACTAGAAGCTATTAAACTTCAAGGATCTGCACAAGGACCAATAGTAAATTTAAACAATATTTACAATACTTTAGCTCGTATTATGGAGAATGCAGGACTAAAAGATGTAGCTGCACACTTTACAGATCCTAAGATTGGTATGCAAAGTATGCGACCTAGACCTAAACAACCTTCAGAGTTTGAAAAAGTATCACAAATACAGACACAACAAAAAGCAGCTGAAGCTCAAATGAGTTATGAGAATAGACTTAGAGAATTAGAACTTAAATATCAAAGAATGATTTTAGATTTTGAGACTAAAGCAAAAGAACTTGAACTTAAATATGCTGCTGATATTGATGAGAAAGCTATAAGACGAGCATCATTAGAACAAAAAGGTTTAAGTGATACTAATAAACAAATGCTTGACGCAGCTACTAAAAATATACTACAACCAGAACAACCAGTAAGTAGTACAACAATAGCAATAGATGTCGAACCTGATCAAAGAAAGTAGTCGAGGCGTAAAAGCTCAACAGATACTTGATAACGAATTATACAAAGAATCATTTGACGAATTGAAAAAGTCATATGAAGAAGCGATATTTCAAACTAAACCAACAGATGATAAAGCTAGGTTTTCTATATACCTGGCATATCAGATATTAGGTAAAGTTGAAAACCATCTCCGTACAGTTATGGAGACTGGTAAACTTGCAGATAAACAAATGCAAGATTTAAAAAAATAGCACCACCCTAACGGAGTGCTAATATAACACCAACCTATAAGGAGTGAATTATGGCTGATAAAGCTACAAATGTAATAGATGCTGGTAAAGTTATTGCTGGTCTTATGACCAACGAACCTGAACCAGAAGCAACTGAACAACCAGTTGAAACAGAAGCTGCACCTGTAGAGGAATCACAGGATGAAGAAACTGTAAACCCTAGTGATGTTCCATATATGGAGCAAGAACTAGAAGAAGCACCAGCTGAAGAAGCTGTTGTTGAAGAAGAAGCTACACAAGATATTAATGAAAATTCAGAGGAGCCTTCTTATACTGTCAAAGTTGATGGTAGTGAGATGGAGGTGACCCTTGATGAATTACTTCGAGGGTATCAAAGGGAAGCTGATTACACACGCAAAACATCTGAACTATCCTTAGAGAGATCAAGGTACAACGATATGATGCAACAATCTCAATCAGAGATAAATCAAAAATTGTCTAAGCTAACTGAACTAACTTCAGCTGCACAACAAGAATTGCAAAATGAATATAGTAACATAGACTTTGAAAAACTTTATGAAGATGATCCTGTTGAAGCTGCAAGGCTTGAACATAAGATGCGTAAAAGAGCAGAGAATCTTCAGCAAATACAAAGAGAAACTCAAGAAAATCAAATGAATGAGTTTCAAAGATACATTCAGGAACAACAAGCTAAAGTTGCTACATTGATTCCTGAGTTTGCTGATCCTGCAAAAGCATCAAGAATGAAATCAGATATGCGAACTTACCTAACTAAGTTAGGATATAACGATAAAGAAATCGCAAGTGTATATGATTCAAGGCAAGTAATGTTAATCAAAGATGCTATGGCATTTGATAAACTTAAAAAATCAAATGTTAGAGTTACTAAGAAAGTTGCAAAAGCACCTAAGGTTTTAAAGCCAGGCGTTGCTAAAACTAAAGCTGAACAAGCCAGTAAGCAAAGACGAGATAAACTAAATCGTCTCAAAAAGACTGGTGGCGTAAGAGATGCTGCAAGAGTCTTTAGAGATTATCTTTAATTAATAGGAGGCCCAAATGGCACAACCAAGTAATCTGTACGACACGTACGATACTACTGGTATTAGGGAAGATTTAGTAGATGTGATTTATAACATATCTCCTGAAGAAACCCCAATACTTTCAGCAATTCCTAGAACTGCTGCAAAATCTACAAAGCATGAATGGCAACTTGATAGTCTAGCTACACCTGCTGCTAACTCAGTTATCGAAGGTGATGATGCAACTATTGACGCTATGAGTGCTACAACTAGAGCATTTAACTTTACACAAATTTCTGACAAAGTGATTGCACTTTCTGGAACTCAATCAGCTGTTGATGCTGCTGGTAGAGCTGATGAAATGGCATATCAAATTGCTAAGAAATCAAAAGAGTTAAAAAAAGATATGGAATTTACTCTTATCAAAGGGCAAGTTCAAGCTGTCGGTGACGCATCAAATGCTAGAAAATTAGGTTCAATCCCAACATGGTTGAAAACTAATGGTGATGCAGGATCTGGTGGAGCTTTATCTACTGGCTCTGGTACTGACTTACCTAACTCTGGTACTGACAGAGACCTAACTGAAACAATCTTAAAGACTGTTATCAAAGAGGTTTATGAGTCTGGCGGAGAAATGGATCTATTAGTTGTTCCACCAAGTGTGAAACAAACTATATCTGGTTTCAATGCTAACACTACTAGATTTGGACAAGCTGATGCTAAAGTTGAGTACGCAGCTATTGATGTTTACTCATCAGACTTTGGTGATCTACAAGTTGTTCCAAACAGAGTTATGGCAACAACAAGTGAAAGCAATGCATTCTTATTACAAAGAGACATGGCTGCTGTTGCTTACCTAAGAGACTTTTCAGTAACTGATCTTGCTAAGACAGGTGACTCTGAGAAGAAACAACTCTTAGCTGAGTACACACTTGAAATGAGAAACGAAGCCGCACACGGTATTCTTCTCGACATCAACCAATAATCTAAGCGAGGGAGCTTCGGCTCCCTCTTTAGAATCATTCTAAGGAACATTATGTATTATAAATTAACAGGAACAGTACAGAAGGTAGACTATACAGCAAGTGCTGCAAATAGTTCTGCTATATCAGATCAAGTTAGATATGCTAGATTGTATGCAACAACTGATTGTTTTATTACAATAAGCAATCCTGCTGTGACAGCAACAACTGCTGCAACTCCTTTACAAGCTAAAGACTATGAAGTTTTTAAAGTAGCACCAGGAAATATCATATCTGTAATTAGATCTGCTAGTAATGGTTCATTGTATATTTCAGAACTATCGGAGTAATTATGACTGATTATAAAGCACCTACTACATTTAAAATAGGAACAACTCAAACTGTAGCTGTTGGTAGCTCAAGTGCTGCAACATCTAATGCTTTCAATGCACAAACAAGAGAAATAAGAATTGTAACAACTGTTGATGCTTATGTTGAAATGAATGCAACTTCACCTACAGCAACATCATCTAGCATTATTGTTCCTGCATTCACACCAGAATATTTTAGAATTACTCCTGCAACTAAAGTTGCTTTACTAAGAGTAGGTTCTACTGATGGCACAGCAAGGATTAGTGAACTAGCTCAATGACGATTGCTACTAGGTTTTCACACAGAGGACAAGATCGTTATAGAGATAGAAGAACAGATACACCTAACGATAATATTAAGTTACAAGATGGAACATACTTATTGATTGAAGGTGGTGATAATATTAAATTAGAACAAGCAGTCGGTACTGTGTTTAGTGGAAGACCAATACCAAATTGATGACATTTAAACAACTAGTTGAATTATTAAAAGAAAAAGAACATGGCGAAAGATCCAAAAGTAGGAACAGGAAAAAAACCAAAAGGAAGCAAACGCAGACTTTATACTGATGAGAATCCTAAAGATACAGTAAGAATTAAATTTGCTACACCAGCAGATGCAAGGGCTACTGTAAGAAAAGTTAATAAAGTAAAAAAACCATTTGCTAGAAAAATACAGATACTAACAGTAATGGAACAAAGAGCAAAAGTTATGGGCAAGAATCAAGTTGTTAGTATCGCAAAAAAAGCTAAACAATCATTAAGGAAAAAACATGGCAGACAGTAAGATAAGTGAATTAACAGCATTATCCACACCAGCAGATGATGATATATTTGCTATTGTAGATACAGATGCAGGTCAGACAAAAAAAATAACAGCAGCTAATGTAAAATCATATGCAGGTGTAAGTACAGAATCATTACAAGATATTGTTGGTGCTATGTTTAGTAGTAATACTGAAACAGATATTAGTGCTACTTATGAAGACGCTGATGGTACTATTGACTTAGTAGTAAGTGTATCTGCAAGTAACTTACCTACAGGTATTGATGCTGCAAAACTAGGAGATGGCTCAGTATCTAATGCAGAGTTTCAAAGATTAGATGGTGTATCTAGTGATATACAAGGACAGATTGATGGCAAACAAGCATCTCTAACATTTGGCATAAGTAATACCAATGCAGTTAAAGTAGATAGCAGTTCTGTTGCAGATGATGAATATGCAAGATTTA